CTGGAGCGCGCAAAGTCCCCGCCCGCCCTGTATGGCATTACCCGCTCCACGCGGCTCGTGGTGGAGCGGGATTACCGCATCATCGCCGCCGCGCTGGAGGCGATTGACGGGTGGATGCGGGCAAATGCGAAATAGAGTGGCGTTACTCGCTAATGTTGTGGTAACCACCTTGTAATCGCGTAACGGGCTTGACACGCTAAGGCTAGCGTGTATCAGGACTTCTCCGACGATGATCTGACGCTGTGGCGGAAAGCGATTTCCGCGGCCAGGAAGACGCGCGACGACGTGTCTGACGCCTACGGCTGGCAGGCGAACATCGATCGGTATCGGCCGAAGGACGTCACGAAGGCCGAGGGGCACGTCAACATCGGGGCGGACTTTGCCGATGTCGAGCGGAAGAAAGCCGCGCTGTTCTACACCACGCCCGAAATCGGGCTGATGTGCGACGAGCCGACGCAGCCGTTGGCCCAGCCGCAGCCCCCGCCGCCGCCGAATCCGGACGGCTCTCCCAGTGGCCCTCCACCGCCGCCTCCGCCCACCTTGGGCGCGGTGACGCTGGCGCATCAGGCGCTCCTCAATGAGCTGCTGAGCGACAGCCAGATCGGGATCAAGCACACGGTTGGGCAGGCGCTGCTCGACGTGCTCTTGCCTGCCGGGGTGGGTCCGGTGCGTGTCGGGTATACCGCCACCACACAGGAGATCCCGGTGCCGGTCGGGGCCGACCCGATGACGCAGGAGCCCATGACGCAAGTGGCTCCGGTGCCGATCCACGAGGAGTTCTGGGTCACGCGGATTTCGCCCAAGGCGCTGCTGCTGCCGGCGGAGTTCCGCGATACCGACATCCGCAAGGCGGCATGGGTCGGGCACGACTTCACGATGCCCGTCTCGCAGTTTCGCGCGGAGTACCAGATCCCGGAGGATGTGGACATTCCCACGTCGTCGGACGCGAAGCAATTCTTCAACGAGGACGACGCCAAGAAGGACTGCGATCCGCCGGTCGTGGGGGTCTACCTCGAATACCGGGCGATGCTGTACGGCAAGAGCGCGCATCCCAAGGCGATCCACACGCTGGTGCTCGTGGATGGCATGGACGCGCCGGTCAAGCATGAGCCCTCGCCGCATCAGACGATTGGGCCTGATGGCCGGCTGACGCCGGACAGCCTGCGGGACTTTTCGATCCTGCCGCTGTGGATTCGGGACCTCCCGGATAGCGCGTGGGTGCCCTCGGACAGCACGATCACCGCCCCACTGACCAAAGAGATCAACAAGTTCCGCACGCAGATTGTCGAGCAGCGGGACTCGGCGAAACAGGTGCTGCTGTACGACGCGGCGAAGCTCTCTCCGGAGGCGAAGGCCAAGATCGACCAGGGTGAGATCAATACGCTGATCCCGGTCGCGCCTGGCGCGCTCGACGCGGGCGGTGCGGCCACGATCATGGCGCAGGTTGCGTCGGCGTCGATGGGGCGGGACAACTGGGCCGGGCAGGATTACATCCAGAGCGACCGAGAAAAGATCCTCGGCATCGCGGCGAACCAGACCGGCGCGCAGTCCGCGAAGAAGACGACCGCCACGGAAGCCAGCATTGTCAACCGCAACACGGAAGCCCGCTTCAATCAGGAGCAGGCGCGCGTGTTGGAGTGGTATATGGCGGTCGTGCGGACGCTGGACGCGCTTGTCCTGCGGTACGGCGACGAACGGCTGGCGTCCACGCTGATCGGGCCGAAGAAAGGCCAGCTCTGGGCGCAGTTCAAAGGCGCGTTGGCCGGCGGCTACCGCTACGAAGTCAACACCGACAGCGGGAAATACATGGACGCCGAGGCGCAGCGGCGTCAGTGGCTCCAGTTCTATCAGATGGTCCGTCAGGACCCGATGGTGAACCCGCAGGCGATCGTGGCGAAGCTCTTGAGCTTCTGGGGCATCGATCCGGTCGAAGGACTGGCGCAGCCCAAACCGCCCTCGCCGCCGCCGCCCCAGGTGGGCGTGTCGTTCAAGGGGGAAGACTTCAACCCGCTGAACCCGCAGTTCCCGCTCGTCGTGAAGATGGCGCAGCAGGGCGGCTGGCAGATTACGCCGCAGGACATCCAGACCGCGCAGACGCAGGCGCAGCAGATGCAGCAGCAGGCGTTGATCGCGCAGGCGATGGGCGGTCCCGCGAGCGATGGGAAGCCGCAGCCCAGCACGAAGCACGGCGGCCCCGCCACACAGCAGATGCCTCTCAACAAGCGGCAGATGGGCGAAACGGGCGGCGTGCAGAACGGGCCGGTGTCATGACCTGCGAGAAGTGCGGACACGCGATGGCGGTGGGGGATTTCCCCTTCTGCCCGCATGCCCCCACCAAATGGGGCGTGATTGCGGACGACGTGCCAGGCGGGTTCACCGTCGAAAACGGCTTTGACCAGCCGACGACCTTCTACAGCCACTCGGCGCACCGGAAGGCGCTGGCCGAGAAGGGGCTGGAAATCAAGGTGCGGTGGGCGGGACCGCACGACCAGCACGTCAGCCGCTGGGATGCCGTGGACGCGTACACCCTCGCCGCGGCGAAGTCTCTCGTAGAGCGGAGCGCACGATGAGTCTGATACTTCCGAACGGCCTCGGTCGCCGGTCGATTGACGTGAACGAAAAAGCGGTGCAGGTCCTGATCAACCTGGAGCCGGTGCTGCGGTCCATGCAGTTGCATCTGGTATGCCCGCGGTGTCTCGCCAACGGCCTCGGCGCGCAGGCGCTCGTGGGTGGCGACAACACGATGGAGGACGCGGCGTGGAAAGTGAGTTGCGCCTGCACGGATCGCACCTACCGCCGGGGACAGGTGAGCTGAGATGTCCTGGCTGTCGGCAGTGCGTCAGTTCTTTGCAGCGCCCGAGCGGCCTGTGGATCTGCGCGGTGTGCCGGGGACCCGTGATCCGCATACCCTCCCCGACCCCCCGTCCGTAACGGCGGACCAGACAAGCGCTGTGCTCATTGAGCGCGACGGCGTGCTGACGTGGGCGGTCACGCAGATGGCGACCCCGGCTCACACGATCTACATCGACGGCGACGACCGCCCGTATCACCACGTCCACGAGCACGAGGGCGCGTGGGTGTATCGGCGGATGTAGGAGCGAACCCCTATGGAAGAGAGCGTATCCACGAGTTCGGGGATGGACAGCGGCGCGACGTCAAGCACGACGTCGAGTCCGTCGTCCGTCTCCACGTCCGAGAGCCGTCCGAGCAGCTTCAGCGAAGCGTTCGAGAGGGTGGGGGCCACGGACACCCCCGATCCCGGTGCGAACCAACCCGACCCGACCACGCCTGCTCCCGCGATAGCGGAGCCGGGGACGGACGTTGGCGACACGCCGGTCAGTGGGGCCACATCTGCGAAGGGGCCGATTCCCTTTGACCGTCACGAGGCGATTCTCCAGAACACCCGCCAAAAGACGGCCCAAGACGTCGTGTCGCAGGTGCAGCAGCGTTTTGGTGGAGCCATCGAGTTTCAACAGCGTCTCGCGTCCGATCCGGTCGCCACGCTGACGCAACTCGTGGACGAAGCGGTCAGCGATCCACAGATCGGACAGCAGTTCGTCAGTCATCTGGCGCGCACGCTGTCAGCCCGTCGCAAGTCGGCCATCACCCCGATTGATACCGAGGTGGGACCGGTCTACACGGCGGATCAGGTGCAGCAGCTCATGGACCAGAAGATGGCCGAGCGGCTCGCCCCGATCGAACAGGAACGCCAGAAGGCGGCGCAGCTTCAGGCGATCGAGCAGCATCGGCAGCAGACCCGTGAGACGGTCGTGTCGCGGTTGTCCGAGTGGCAGAAGCAGCCCGGTTTCAAGGACCACGAGCCCGCGATTGCGGCGAAACAGGCGGAGTTGGTCAGGCACGGCATGGACACGTGGTCCGCGCTGGGCTTGGCGTACTCCACGGTGGTGATCCCCACGCTCAAGGCCCAGCAGGCCAACCAGTTCGTACAGGATGCCGTGCGCAAAGCGCAGGCCAGCACGAACAACCCGGCGACGGTCGCCCCGATCAGTCAGCCGCGGCCCCGGAGCTTTGCCGAAGCGTTCGCCCAAGTGCGGAAACAGGCGTAGGCGGCTCGCAAGGAGTTAGGACACATGGCAGCGAATGTTGGCGATCTCGTCGCCCAGGCGTGGCAGGCGAAGGTCGGCACCAAGCCCGAAGACAACATCACGGACGAGTACTCGCAGCTCGACCGGATGGTCAAGGGCAAGGCGTTCAAGGGCATCACGGGTGGGCGGTCGATCATCGTCTCGCTCGAATACGCCCTGAATAGCACCGTGGCGGCGATCACGCCGACCCAGGTGCTCCCCGTCACGTCGGAGGAACTCTTCGACGAAGCGGAGTTCCAGTGGAAGCAATACGCGGGCACCGTCCCGATGACCAGCTTTGAAGAGGCGGTCAACCGGGGCGACAACGCGAAGTTCGATCTGGAAGTGGCGAAGCTGGACAACCTCGAAAAGTCCATGCGCTCGCTGATCAACACCGAGATCTTCGGCGCGGCCAGTGGCAACGAGATGCTGGGCCTGCAGGATCTCGTCCCGGACTCGCCGTCGAGCGGCACCGTGGGCACCATCGACTACGGCACGTACACCTTCTGGCGCTCGCAGCAGACCAGCGGCACGAAGTCGAGCACGGCGTACGACAACCTGCGGTCGGCCATGCGGACGATCCGCACGGCGTGCGCGCGTGGTCAGGGCGTCAGCTACCCCGAGTATTACGTCACGGGCTCGACCACGTTCAACGGGTACGAATCGCTGCTGATCGCCAACGAGCGCATCACCAGCAAGGAGAACTCGCAGGCGAACGCGTCATTCAAGGGTGACGTGTACAAGTTCGGCGCGGCCGACGTGTTCTGGGACAAGGACTGCGCCGACGCGCGCATGTACGCCCTGAACAACAAGAACCTGATGCTCGCGTATCAGTCGGGCTTCTGGTTCAAGGGCTATCAGCCGGTTGACCCGGCCAACCAGCTCCTCAAGGTGTTCAAGGTGGAGACGCAGCTGCAGCTGATCTCCAACAACCGTCGCCACCTCGGCGTCATCACCTCGATCAGCTAACCAAGGAGACGAACAAGACATGGCTCTCTTTTCAGGCTCCCCGGTTGGGGCGCACGCCGCCACGGGTGTGGTGGACACGACCGCCAAGGTGCCGCTCGGCACCCGCATGCGCGGCGCAGACGGCTTCTCGGAGTTCATCTACCTCAAGGGCGTGGCCTCGACGGCGATCGGCTCGTGGGTGACGTACGACGAGGCCGGCGTGACGGCGCTGCTGGTCGCCAACGGCAAGGGCTTCGTCGCGGTGGCCACCGCCGCCACGGTGGCGAACACCTACGGATGGTACTGCATCTTCGGCACGTGCTCGGCGCTGCTGGCGGCCAACTGCGCGGACAACGCGTCGCTGGGCCGCGAGACGACCGATGGCTACGCCGGTGACGGCCGGGCGACCGGTGACGAAATCGTCGGCGCGATGTCGCGGGGGGCCACGAGTGGCTCGGCCGCGCTGGCGACCGTCCAGTTGTCGTATCCGTTCGTGAACGACGCGACGGGTGCGTAATCGAGCTTCCCCGCGCCAGATAGGCGTGGGGGAGGGGCCGGGGGGCGGGTGCCTCGCTCCGCCCGCTCCCCGTGCTCGTTCTGACGAGGAGAACAAGACATGCGACTGAATCGTGAACAGCGCCGGCAGATGCTCGCAGAGAGCGTCGATGGCGTCGAGACTGAGGTGGACAACGTGGATGCCGTGGATACTCCCAAGGCGACTGAGACGCCCGTGGCTGCGCCGGCCGGCGTGGACCCGCAGATGATTACGCAGATCGTGGCGGCGACGGTCGCGGCCCTGCAGCAGTCGGGCGTGAGCACGGCAGATGCCGTCGCGCAGGCGATCCGCGACAACCGCAAGCCCATCCCCGAGAACACGGACGCCGAGTACCACGGTGTCTCGCACTGGCATCCCGAGGGGAACGCGGCTCCGCGGCCGCAACTGGTGCGCGAGACGTGGCGCGGCTCGTGGCATCACGAGGACCGCAAGGCGCATCCGCGCGAGAAGTTCGACCCGTCGCAACTGCGGGACGACGAGATTGAGACGATCAACGCGCTGGTGCCGGGGGAATACGAGGTGGAGCGGCGGGACGGCAATCCGACGCGCCTGTACGTCATCGATCAGGAGGACGCCCACGGCCAGCCGTTCCGGCGCATCCTCGCGTTCCCCTCCATGATGTTCCAGAAAGAGCACAAGAACCAGGTGCCCGATCTCAAGAGCATCCGGCGTCAGGTGCTCAGCGGAGTGGCGTAAGTGACGCGTGGGGAGCTGCTGACGCAGCTATACCGCCGACTGAACAAGTCGGAAACGCCAGACACGGCGACGAAGAACCGTTTGGTGGGCTTCCTGAACGAAGTCTATCGAGAGGTGCTGTCGTTGCCGGGGCTGCAGCGCCTGCGTGACGATACGCTGACGTTTGCGTCGGTGGCGAATCAGGCGCGCTATGCGCTCCCCTGGGTGCCCAAGGTGCATCGGCTGTTCGAGGCGACCAACGACCGTCTCTTGCAGCCGATGACGCTCGCGGACTATCGCCTGATCGATCCCGACCCAGAGAGCACGACGGGCACGCCTGACGCGTGGGTCTGGGCGGGGTATGCGCCGGTGGCGAAACAGCCATCAGACGCCTCGCGGATCTTTATCAAGAGCACCAGCGCCAGCGACACGAATACCGTGTATCTGGAAGGCGAGACCGCGGGCGGGTATCCCCGTGCGGTCTCCAAGACGATGACGGGCACGACGGCGGTGGACGTGGACACGGCCATCACGGACTGGGTGCGCGTCACGAAGGTCTACCTGAGTGCGGCAGCGGTCGGCACGATCACGCTGCACGAAGACAGCGGCACGGGCACGGAACTCGCACGTATCGGCATCGGGCAGACGTCACAGCGGTACTGCTACCTCTACCTCTATCCCACGCCCTCATCGGCGATCACCTACACGGCGGATGTCGTGCAGGGCATCACCGATCTGGCGCAGGACACCGAAGAACCACGACTGCCGCAGGACTTCCACGATCTGCTCGTGCATGGCGCGATGCTGCGGGAATACGAGAAGACGGACGACGGACGGTACACCAACGCGGTGCAGCGGTTCGAGCAGCGCAAGCGGGATCTGATGTATTGGCTGGCGGAAACGGCGCAATCCCCGATGCGTCTACCGGCGGGGTATGGCCGGTCCCGTCTCGGCCCGTGGTACCCGGCGGGCTCATGATCGTGCTCGTGGCCGCCCTCGCGTTCGTCTGCGGCGTGCTGGCTGGCGCGCTCATGACGGTGCGTGCCTCCCGGGCATCGCAGCCTGAGCCTGAAGCACCCCGGCCAGTGTTGGAGGTGGTGGAGCTGCCTCCGCCGCCACCGCCCGCCGAGCCGGCCATCGTCGTTCCAGCCCCGGAACCGATTCCGGTGCCGGTGCCGATGCCGGAGCCCATTGCGTCCCGTTATACGTGTGTGCTGCTAGACGCGGCGGGACAGATGGAGAGCGTGCGACGGATGGCGTATCTGCCACCCAATATCCAACGCTATCACGGCAAGAAGTCGCACAAGACGTATCGCTACGAGCGGGTGGACGCCGAGGGGCGGCACCTCTTCCAACTGGTGAGCCCTCATGGCCATTGAACGTATTGCCAATCTGGCGGGCTCGTCGCAGTTGGCGGGCGAGAAGGCCCCGCAGCATGTGCTCGTCGTTGACGAGGCGGGCGATGCCGTCAATCTTGCGGGTGGCGCGTCGGGCACGCAGTACACCGAGGGCGACACCGATGTCACGATCACCGGCAACGCACTGATCTACGAGACGGACACCGCGACCAATACGGTCGGGGTGGTGTCCGCCGAGGCTCCGCTGCCGGTGCGCGCCACGGGCTACGCCACGGGCGGGCATCTCACGTTCCGCAGCCTTGATCTGGACGAGACGGAAGAAGAAGTCAAGGGCACCGCGGGGACGATCTACGGGATCATCTTCACCAACACGTCGTCCTCGACGCGCTGGCTGAAGCTCTACAACGCCACAGCCGCCTCGGTCTCGGTGGGGTCCACGACGCCATTGCTGACGATTGGACTACCCGGCACGGCGGGCGGCTCGGACATCACGGGTAGCATTCCGATCCCGCAGGGCGGAATTGCGTTCACGACGGCGATTTGCGCCGCCGCCACCACGGGCATTGCCGATGCCGACACGGGGGCTCCTGGGGCCAACGAGGTGTCGGTCAACATCCTATACCGCTGATGGCCACGCTCGTCTTCGACCGCAACATCGGGGCGCTCGAAACGGTCTCCCCGTGGGCGCTGCCGCCGGGGTATACCGCGTCCGCGGTCAACGTGGTGTTGTCGCCGCATGCGCTCGCGGTGCCACGGGCGGGCACGGTCGCGATCACGGGATCGGGCTCTGGCCCCACTGGACCGATTGACGCCCTCTTCACCCGGCGTGACGGCGGCGACGAGACGATCTGGGCGGCGAATCTTGGGGGCCTTGCCACGCCGCCGAGTCTCTTTGTCCGCACGGGGACGACGTGGGCGAATCCCTCGTTGTCCGATACGGACGTCGAGACCGAGGCGTTTGCGTTCGCCGCCTACAACGGCAAAGTGTTCCTGGCGTATGCGGGGACGGCGAATCGTCTGCATGTCTACGACCTCGCCGCCGCGTCGCCAGCTATCCGGCGCGTCGGGCTCCTGCCACCCGGAAAACCCACGATGGCTAATACGGGCTCGGGCTCCTACGCCGCGACGCTCCGGTATTACAAAGTCCAGATGCTCATCCATCAGGACGGATCGGACGCCTCCTCGCCCGTGCATGCGGCCTCCGAGTTGTCGGTGGCGGATTCGTTCACCCCATCGGGGTCGGGCACGCACGCACGGATCACGATGCCGACCGCGGTTGACAGTGCGACGCACTGGCGGATCTACGGCTCGGCGGACGGTGTGACCTACTACCAGATCACGGACGATCTGGCGGTCGGCACGACCACGTATGACGACAACGTGGCTCCCGCGAACTACTACGCGTTCAACGGGGTGACCGCGCCGGAGGTGGGCCTGTATATCCCGCCGCCCTCAGTGAAATATCTCGCCACCAACGGGGAACGCCTGTTCATGGCGGGGGCGTACGAGACGACCGCGGCGAGCACGGAAACCGGCCCCTCGGAACGGCGGGTGTGGTTCACGCGTCCCTTGGGCGCGACGGACGAAGGCGACGACGAAGCGGAAGGTGTAGAGTCAGAGGATGACGCCGAAGAAGACGAGGAGGAAGAAATTAAAACCTCGGCCTCTGATTTAAAATCTATTCTCACGAACCTCGGTGAAATTTATTTGGGTGCGAAGGATAAGAAGTCATCCGAAACCTTTGAGTTAAAAATCAAAGACTTCATTGACCTCAATGATAAAAAAGCCGTCGCCTCAATGCTAAAAGGATTGATTGCAATGAATGTTAAACAGCAAAAATCCATTGAAACATTGACAAAAAAATTGGACATCACACCAGACAAAAAGGTTCTCATCACCTCTAAACATTATCAGAGAGATTCTGAAATGGATGGTGAAGAAAAAAAGAAAACTGATCAAAAAAAGACAGCTGGTGCAAAAGCCTTGAAGTCAATCTTTGCGGCCTCTGGTGTTCAGCTTCGAGACTAATGACGGGCCAAATTTAAGGCTCGCTTAAACAAAAACAATTTATGGACAGAGACATTCTAAGAGTCCTTGGGGCTTTGGGACTTGAAAAAAAAGCCAACGAAGTCATGCACACTACCAATACCGGAAAGGGTGCTGAACTTGTACCAGACAAAATTTTAATGGACCAAGTGTTTGAAGCCGTTCCATCTTACGGAAGCTTCCTTGGTGCTCTTCCGGGATACCATGGTTCCGGTCTGCAAAAATCTCAGGACGTTCCGATTATCGGAATGGTCGATGAGTTCATTGGTAATCCTGAATGGACAACTGGCGCGCTTACCCCTCCAACTCCAGACGGTCAGTACCTTCCAACCGATGAAATCACTTTGAATCAAAAAGGATTCATCAAATATATTCCTATCTCTCGTGACCTTTTGAACTACAGCGCGACAGATTTGGAAGCTTTGATCATGAGAAAATTATCAGAGGCTGCCGCTTTGACCGTTGAATCTTGTATTCTTAACGGTGATCCCGACGCCGCTGACAACGTGAATGATGACGCTGGTAATCCTGCCACCACAACTTACTTCCGAACAATCGGTGTTGATGGTCTTCGTGCAACTGCCATCACGGCGGGCGATACTGTGAACGTGGGTACAATGGACTTTTCTGACTTCACTAGCATTCAAGGATTGATCGGCGACTACGCTTCAAATCCTGCTGATTGTATGTGGCTACTTAATCGTCAGACACATCAAAAAGCTCTTTCAATTTCTGAGTTCGCAAACGCTTCGATCAATGGAAAATCTAGCACCGTATTCGAGGGGGCAATTACAAACGTCCTAGGTTCTGATATTGCTATTCCTAAGCGTTTGCTTTTGGCTCAGGCTTCAGGTAAGGTTCACACTTCAACAGGTAACACGACCGGACAGATTGTTTACTTCTGGAAACCAGCCGTTCAATACGGTTTCGGTTCAATCTTAGATATTCAAGCCGTTCGAGTTCCGGGTAAAGGTATCATGTTGATCGCCGCTTTCGACATGGCACTTGGAATCGTTTCAAAGAAGGCAGGTGT